TGTGAACCATTAATCAACGAGCTAAAAGCTAAGACTGGAATTCAGAACATGAATGTAATGATCTTAACCGACGGCATTGCAGATAGACTTAGAGTAGCTAATCAATACCATCATATTGATGCTAATGTTATTGATAGTGATGATGTAAGAATTAAATTTGGATCTAAAATTATTTCTGGCAAGTCTCGTGAAGAGCTTACTGCAAGCACTATTAAGATTCTTGGTGAGCTCACTAAATCAACTATGATTGGATTCTTCTTAGCCACAAATAGACACGATTTTTATTATGGTTATAATACTCTTAGTGATGATCCTGGAGCTTTCCATCCTGATGGTTTTAATGGACTAGTTAAAGAATTTAATAGTGTTGGTGTTATGAACTTTAAAAAGTGTGGTGGTTATGATGATTATTTCATTGTTAAAGTTGGTAAAAAGGCTGATGACGAATTTGAAGTTAAACCTAATAAAAATGGTAATGATATTAAGATTAACGATGTTAAACGACAGTTCAGAAGTTTTTCAAAGTCTAACAAACAATCTAAGCAATTAGTTAATAAAATCACTGATGCTGTGGCTGCATAGTGCATAGTGTGTATAACCACCAACATCAATATATTATGTGCACACAGAACACTCTATCTCCAAAGGGATATAAAACTATATCCCCAAATAATTTGAAATTAGGCAACATATTTTCTCCAGCTATGGTATAATAGAACTATAAACAATAAAAAAGGAAGCAAAAAATGAATAAAAAATTAATAGAAAAACTACAAGAGAACTTCGCTGATCAGACTGAATTATCTCCTAAGCAAGTGATTGCTGCTGGTGCTGATGTTGGTATGACTCCAGGTGAAGTGTATAAAGAACTTAACGAATTTCCAAAGATTAGACGTGGTATATTCGACATGGCTGGTGTAATGGTACCTTTCAAGACATCACAAAAGACTGCACCGGTTAAGAACATTGGTGTTTCATCAGTAAGCAACAATGAAATATTTGTTCCAGAACGAGATAAAACCTTCGTTCAATGGGGTAACTTTTCAGATGTATTTAAAATTATTAAATCACAAATGTTCTATCCAACATTCATTACTGGTTTGTCCGGTAATGGTAAAACCTTCATGGTTGAACAAGCATGTGCTAAAGCTAACAGAGAATATGTAAGGGTTCAGATATCACCTGAGACTGATGAAGACGATTTGATTGGTGGCTTCAGATTGCTTAACGGTGAGACGGTGTTCCAAAAAGGTCCAGTGTTAAAAGCTATGGAAGCAGGTGCAATCCTTCTTATAGACGAGATTGATCGAGGTACTAACAAGATCATGTGCTTACAAGGTGTGTTAGAAGGCAAACCAGTTCTTGTTAAAAAGACCGGTGAGGTTGTAACACCTAAAGAAGGATTCAATGTATTAGCTACGGCAAACACTAAAGGTAAAGGTTCTGATGATGGAAGATTCACAGCAGCTACAATTCTGGATGAAGCATTCTTAGAACGATTCACTATCACTGTTGAACAGAGTTACCCAGCTCCTGCAGTTGAAAAGAAAATCATTGCAAAACACATGGAAAAATTCGAAAAGATTGATAATGAATTCAATGATTTACTTGTTGGGTGGGCAGACACGATCAGAAAGACTTTCGAAGATGGCGGTGTTGATGAGATTATCTCTACCCGCAGACTATGTCACATTGTTCAGACATTTTCAATCTTCGGAAAAAGAGACAAGGCAATTGCTTTATGTGTTAACAGATTTGATGATGATACTAAAGAAGCTTTCCTTGATCTTTACACAAAGGTTGATGCCACGGTGAAAGGTGCTGGTGAATATCCAAATGATACATCAACCAGTGAGTTTGATGTTCCTTATGCTGAGTACAAAATTTAATTAAAAATAAACAGCAAAACGGTGTACTTTTGCAGCGTTTTGTGTTATAATAGAATCTATGGAAAATAAAATAAACTACAAATATCATGAAGATAAACTTTTAAACGAGTTTATTCTTTATATAAATAAAACGTACAATCAACACTATTGCAGTGACGATGGTACACAGTCAATGGATCTTATATCTGCGACTGGAAAAGGCCTAGACTTTTGTTTAGGTAACGTTATTAAATATGCTGCAAGGTATGGTAAAAAGGCTGGAGCTAATCGAGCTGACCTTATCAAGATCATGCATTATAGTTTATTAGCATTGAATGAGCACGATTTAAATAATGAAAAGGAGTAAGAAATGAAAAAAGAAACATATACAACAGAACAGTTGGAGACACTATGAAATTAAATAATAGCACGGTCGAAGTCTTAAAGAACTTCGCCGCAATCAATAGCAATATTGTTATTGGTACAGAAGGATTTGTTAGAAGTGTTGCGATCGCTAAGAACGTAATGGCTAAAGCAAATATCACAGATGCATTCCCGTATAAGTTTGGTGTATATGATTTGCCAGAATTTTTAAGCTGTTATAGCTTATTCGATGATGCTGAATTGACATTCTCTGATACTCAGAAGTTTGTGACATTCTCAGATGGTATTCAATCAATTAAATACTTCTTCTCTGATGTAGAGAATTTAGTTACATCAGACAAAGATATTACTATGCCTGAGAGTGCACTCACTTTCACCATTACAGATAGCCAACTTGCTTCTATACGTAAAGCATCTGGTGCACTGAAAGCTAATGACATGGTAATCACCAAGAATACTGAAGGTGGTTTATGGACAAAGTTAACTGTAACTGATCGTGACAATCCAACTTCAAATGAATTTAGTATTAATATTGCTAATTGCTCTATTGATACTGAAGAGAACTTTGAGTTTGTTTTTAATATAAACAACTTTAAGTTTAATCAAGCCGATGAATATAAATTCGAAGTAGCTTCGAAAATGATATCAAAGGTAACTACAGACAATGTTGACTATTGGTTAGCATTAGAAAAATCATCTAAAATCGGAGTATAATATGACAGATAAAGTAGAAGAAGCACAAGTAGAGGCAGAAGCACCAGGTATTGGTTTACAAGATATCGCGGCATGCGTACAAATCATTGATATTGTGACTAAACGAGGTGCTTTTGAAGGTGCTGAATTAGCCGATGTTGGTACTGTACGTAATCGTTTAACAGCATTCCTTGATGCTAATAAGCCAGCAGAACCAGATGCTGATGAAGATGCTGATAAAGAAGGCATGTAGTAAGACCCGCCCCTTTAGCTCAGTTGGTTAGAGCATCCGACTCATAATCGGCAGGTCCACTGTTCAAGTCAGTGCAGGGGCACCAAATTATATTATAGGAATTATATTATGTTAGATAGTGATAAGAAAGATGTAAAGAAAGTGATGGGTGATGTTATTGACTCAATGATTCGTATCGAAGGTGAACGTGAATTCATTAAAGAGACAGTGAACGTACTATCTGAGAAACATGACATCAATAAAGCAGTACTTAAAAAGGTTGCTAATATTATGCATAAAGCCAACATGGCAGAAGTGCAAGCAACTAACAATGACATTGAAGATTTGTTCGAAGATTTGTCCAAATAACGGTGTACTTTTAGTACGCATTATGTTATAATAGATATAAGTTAACGCAAAGGTTTTTGAGCTCAATAGCTCCTTTCCTTGTTTCCATTTTGGTTGTAATGGGCGTGAAACAACCACCTAATTATACTATGGAGATGTGAATGAGAAATGATTTTTTATGGGTTGAGAAATATCGCCCAGCCACTATTGATGAATGTATTTTAGATGAATCTTTAAAGACTACATTTAAACAAATAATTAAGAGTGGTGAGCTACCAAACATGATGTTTACTGGTTCAGCTGGTATTGGTAAGACCACTGTAGCCAGAGCACTTTGTAATGAAATGGGGCTTGATCATATAATCATTAACGGTTCGGAAGATGGAAACATCGATACTCTTCGTGGTAAAATCAAACAGTTCGCTTCAACTGTTTCATTACAGGGAGGATATAAAGTAGTCATTTTAGATGAGGCTGATTACTTAAACCCCCAATCTACTCAACCGGCTCTTCGTGGATTCATTGAAGAGTTCTCTAACAACTGTCGATTCATTCTAACTTGTAACTTCAAGAATAGAATTATTGAACCTCTACATTCAAGATGTTCTGTGTATGAATTCAACACCGGATCAAAGGCTATCATGGCTGCACAGTTTATGGAAAGACTTAAGACAATTTTAACAACTGAACATATCAAGTTTGAAGATAGAGTTGTTGCTGAACTAATCATGAAACATATGCCTGATTGGAGACGTGTCCTGAATGAATGTCAACGGTACAGTGTTGGTGGTACTATTGATGCAGGCATTCTAGTGACATTATCAGAAACGTCTATTAAAGAACTTATGGTTGACCTTAAGAAAAAGAACTTTAAAGGTATGCGTAAATGGGTTGTGGATAACATTGATATGGAGAGTGCTAAGTTATTCAGAATGATTTATGATAACATGCTAGAGTATGTTGATCCTTCTTATATACCTCAATTGGTTATGACACTTGCCGACTACTCATATAAAGATGCATTCGTTGCAGATCATGAATTGAATACTGTTGCTTGTCTCACCGAGATCATGTCACAAGGTCAATTTAAATGACACTAAATCGTAACACCAATGCCTTAGATAAGAATCCGTTCTCTTATTTAAATGCTATTAATAAAAATGTATGGTATCATTTTAAAGATACTGTAATAGATAACAAAGACTATCCGGCCTTTATGGTTAACCGCGGTCTTTCTTATTTTCCTGACACTGTGTTATACGCTAATGAGATGAATATGAAAGCACATGTCGATGGACAATTGCAATTCGCGTTTTATATAAATATTATCAGGAAACGCAAACGTTTCTCGAAGTGGAATAAAGCTTCTGAGTCTGATGATATAAAATCTATTAAAGAATACTACGGGTATTCAAATGAAAAGGCCAGAGACGTTCTTCCGCTTTTAACTAATGATGAGTTGAAGACGATAAAGGAACGTATATACCATGGTGGAACTAAATGATGAGATTGTTGATTGGAGCCCAGACCAGATGTTGGAAGTTGTTTTAGGACAACCGGATGACTTCTTAAAGATAAGAGAGACTCTAACTCGAATGGGTGTTGCTTCGAAGAAAGATTCTAAACTATACCAGTCTTGTCATATCCTGCATAAGCAAGGTAGATACTTTATAACTCACTTTAAAGAATTATTTTTGTTAGATGGTAAGCCATCTAACTTAACAGAAAATGATGTTGGTAGACGTAATACAATCGTTACGCTAATGTCAGATTGGGGTTTATTAGAGACTGTTGATGCTATCGGCGATACAGCTCCATTAAACCAGATAAAAATTATATCTCATAAAGAAAAGTCTGAGTGGGAATTGTGTCCGAAATATAACATAGGAACTAAGTAACACCGCAATTTAAAAAGAATTTGGAGTATGCCTAACGGGTACTCTAATGTAGAAGTATCTCACGAGAGATGCTATAATTTAACTCGCTTAACAGGAGAAAACAACATGACAAACTTTCAAAAAGATTTGTTCTTCGGCTTCGATTCATTATTTGATTCGATCCAAACCCCACAGAAACAACAATCATACCCACCATACAATGTGGTAAAGAAAGATGATAATCATTACTTGATTGAAATCGCAGTGGCTGGATTTCAATCAGATCAGATTGATTTGACTTTAGAGAAGGGTGTATTAACGGTGAAAGGTACAAGACTTCTTACCGATGATATAACTGATTATGTTCATAAAGGAATTTCAACAAGAGACTTTACAAGAGCATTTACATTAGCCAAAACCATTAAGGTTGTTGGTGCTGATATCGTAGATGGTGTCTTACTAATTGGTCTTGAAAATGAAGTACCAGAGGAAGAGAAACCACAAACAATTAACTTAGGTGAATTTAGCAATAAGGCTAAAGAACTACTACTAGGTTAAATGTAATATACAGTATACATTAAACCGTATACTGTATACCACACTATACAATGGAGAAATATATGAGTGAACCTCAAATCGTAAGACTAGTAACAGGCGAAGAACTTCTATGTACAATTATAGATACTAACCCGCTCCACGTTACAATCGAAACACCTTTAATTATTATCCCTACATCAGATGGCAAGATTCAATTCTTACCGTACATGGGTTATGCCGACTTTAAAACTTTACCGATCCGGGTACAAGATGTAATGTTCGTTGTTAATCCTTCAAAACAATTGTCTGATAAATATAAGGAAGCTACCGGTGCTATTATGACACCGGCCTCAAAAATAGTTACATAAACGGTGTACATTTGCTATTAATTGTGTTATAATAGATACATGATTAACAAAAAAATATATACTAATGCATATCGATACGGCAATAAAATTCGCTATATCGGCTATGAAGACGGAAAGCGTGTCCAACGCGCTATCCCTTTCAAACCTACTCTTTACGTAACCTCACAAGATACTTCTTCTAAATGGAAATCTCTTGACGGGAGTAACATTGAACCTATCGACTTTAGTTCAATGAAAGAAGCTTCAGACTTTGTCAAGCAATATTCTGGTGTAGACCGGTTTAACATATATGGTAATACCAATTATGCTATTCAATATCTGAATCAAGAATTCCCTGGCCAGATCAAATGGGATCCTAAACATATCAACATAACCTCTATCGATATTGAAACAAAATTCGAAGACGGCTTCCCTCACCCTGATATAGCAGATCAAGAGGTGACCGCAATCACATGCAAAAATAACATTGATGATATCTATTATGTCTTTGGTTGTGGTGAATATGATGTTGAGAAGTCATATATGCAAACCAACCAAGTGATATACACTAAATGTAATGATGAGAAAGAATTGCTTATGCGATATGTTATTCATATGCAAGATGTAGATATCATCACCGGTTGGAATGTACGTTTCTTTGATATACCATATCTTGTAAATAGAATTGCATCGGTATGTGGTGAAACTATAATGAAGAAGTTATCGCCTTGGGGTGATATTGCAGAACGAAAGATTGAAACCTTTGGTCATGAACGACAAACCTTTGAGTTAAAAGGTGTAACTATTCTTGACTATCTTGAAATATATAAGAAGTTTACGTATGTACCAAGAGAATCGTATAAACTAGATCATATTGGTCATGTTGAATTAGGTGAGAAGAAGTTATCTTATGAAGAGTTCGGTGATCTTAACATACTATATGCAAAGAACTATCAAAAGTTTATTGACTATAATATTAAAGACGTTGAGTTGATCGATCGCCTTGAGGATAAGTTAGGTCTTATTACGCTTGCAATGACAATGGCATACAAAGGTGGCGTTAACTATAATGATGTTATGGGTACTGTTGCTATTTGGGATTCAATTATTTATCGTGATCTAGACATGATCGGTGTAGCTATTCCTCAACCAAAATCTCATAAGAAAGAATCTTATCCGGGTGGATATGTTAAAGATCCTATGGTCGGCAAGCATGACTGGGTTGTATCGTTTGACTTGAACTCACTTTATCCTTCGATCATTATGCAGTATAACATGAGTCCTGAAACTATCATTGCGGGTAAAGACTTGCAAGTGACAGTGGATACTATATTAGATAATAAAGTTAAGAACTCAAGGCC